CCCGGTGAAGTTCTCCTGATCCCCCGTTGTGCTCATATAGAAGCGATGCGGATCATTTCCGTTACCGAACGCTACGAGACGGTTCCGGTGAATCAGTCCGAACCTCGGATAAGAAGATGCCCAGTCGGCCGGCGGAGTCGTCAGGTTCGTTCGTACAGATGCATTGCCAGATACAACCTGAACGGGATTTGAGCCTGAGAACAGGAACAGCTTCCGGTTACGTCCGGCACTCTCAGCACCGCCGGCCACAAAACAAGGTTGTGAATTCGTTGCAAGTATCAGCGTCGCAGGCGCGGCACCGCTCGCTGCAACCGTCGTAGTCGTATAGCGGTCTTCGAAAGCCCGGACAACCCCGTCGCGGGCAAGCGTGAAAACCCGCTGCACGACATCGTTATGCCAAAAATCGTAAAGCGCGATAATCCCGCTCGACAGGACTGTCGCATTCCAACGCCAAGATCCCGTATCCTTTTCGACAAGGGCCTCCCGACACGTTACGTTGGTGGCAAGTTGCAAAGAATCATAAGGGACACGTCCGGGCACTTCGTCCGTCACGAGTCCCCTGGAACCTAGCGGTATGCGGAAGACCTGTCCGACGTAGCTCATATCAGTAGTAGGACATCCCCGAGGTGCTCGTTAGGTTGGTTCCTCGGTAAGCGTCCGCACGCGGTACAAGTTTTCCAAACGTATCGGACGAGTCGTCGTACTCGCGGCGACGGTTCAAGAGCATGCCTTGGATCTTCTGCTGTGTAAGCCTGAAATAAGCGTCCGCTCGTGAGTCGTTTTTATCGACCATGAGCCAGTACGTCGCACCATAGACCAAGGTCGCACGGTGTTCGCGAGGTACTATCGGGGTCGTGTCCGGTGACGACGTAAGGTCAGACGGGTAGGGCACGTATTCGTATTCCACACGCACCGCCGACAACGGCGTCTTATTAAACCGTACTGTGACAACCCCCGAGGACGACTCTGAAATGATCGCAAAATATGTCGGCACACCCGACTGAAGCCGGTAGAGGGGATAGTTCCGATGCAGCTCATCTGAACTCATCGAACCGATTTTGCCTTCGGAATTGCCCTCACCCGTCTGGGCCTGAAAAACGCGGAACGGCTCAACCAGTCGGGCAATCCCGCTCGTCAGCGCATAGTCCAGTTTGGCTGCCGAAAACGCCGACGTAACGGTGGCTTCCTGATACGCCTGATCCAGAGTGAACGCCGTAGCGCCTGCCGTATGCGCCGCAATCCTATAGACATCCGCTCGCGAATTCATCTGGAGGAACCGTCCTGCAAACGACCCCAGGGACGCCGCCGGCGCATCCGAAAACGTCCCCGACGTACTAGCAAGGGTCAACGTTGCAGAACCCGTCTCGTAAGCCGGAAGAAGTGCCAGAACTCCGGGAGTCGTCGCACGCGCCCACGGCCAAGGTTCCGACAGCTCCGGTACGAACGTAGAGCCACCACAGACCAACTCACCATAGATGCGGTTCAGGTAAGTAAGTGACAGCGTGTCATACGGAGATGTACCGTCCGTAAGTTCGCCGACATGCTGAAGGACCGCAGCCTTCAGATCCACGGTCGTTGTCAGGTTCGCCACTGTCCCCCCACGGGCGGCAGAGCGCCCTTAATCAGCTACTTCGTAAAACGCCTCTGTAACGTTATTCGCACTAGCCGTCCCGAAATACGGAATGATCGACTCGCCCGACTCCAGAATATACGGATTCAGCTCGTCAAAGCCCAAACTGACGCTTCCGTAATTCGCCACCTGTGCTCTAAACGTCAGGAACCGTCCGACCCAGGCCGCATTAAAGCTACCTGTATCGCCCGGCGCAGTCGTATGCCGCACAAGGATCGAATAATACCCGGTATTACCGCCTACAGCCGCAGTCGTTCCAGGAGCCCAGTCCACCGGAGCCGCAAACGCCAGATAAGTATCGGCAGCCGCACTATACGCAGGCACTGCAATCGTCGTCAGTGTCGTATAAGCCGTCCCATTGTAATACTCATACGTGAACGTGCCGCCAGTAGCCGCTTCCTGCACCGTAATACCCACCAAGTTGAAGGGCTTCTTACACTGCACCAAGTACCCGTCGTTATTCGTCACCGTGAGCATGACCGTGGCCGTACCCGCCTGAATCGCTGACGTCTTCGTCAGAAAGTCCGGCGTACTTGCCGCAACAATGCTCCCGATCTCCCACGAAGCATTCTGGTACTTATGAGCCAAGGCCAAATCAGCAGCGCCGCCTGATCTGTTGAGCGCCGATACCGAGTAGACCTTGAGCTGCTTTCCCGTAGCGGGAGCGACAATCGCAGTCTTGCCCTTTTCAGGGTATCCGACCACACCGGAAGCCTGTAACGGGGCGCGCCTGCTCATCGCTTATCTCCCTTTTGCGCAACAACCACCTCAGGTGCTTTCACCTCAGGAGCCTTCACGTTCAACTCGTTACCCGCTCCATCAAACCGCTTGCCATCCCGCTCAAAGTACGAACCCTCTTTCGATACAACGTATCGGTAGGGACGTACCTCGACAACACGGCCAGTCTTCGGATCGCGCTTATGCACAGTAAGATCGAATGCCATAGGGGGGACTTCCTTTCGTTCCTACTGTCTTACCAGCCGATGACTTCAGCTTCAATAGTCTGTGCTGCAATAGCCACAGTCGAAGCCTCGACCATCGGACCATCCGACGCATTGTCATTGTCCCCATACATGACCACAAGCTTCTCAGCACTCTGGTCATACTGGAACTTATAACCTGAGACACCCTGATCACACACGATCAGGGACTCGACCACGTTCGGACAGCCCATCTTGCCCTTCGAGAGCGGGATCCCATTGGCCGGAACGGTTAACGCACCGTCTCCAAACGCCATCCGGATCAGGTTACTCGCCCGTCCGTCTTCACGTTTCCGCCGGTTCACAAGCGTATAGGTCACATCACCTACTGCAAGATTAGCCATTCATCACTCCTTAAGCGGAAGCGATCATGTCGCTCTGGTTACCAGCAGACTCCGGATCATCGTTACACTCGACGTACCACATCCCGATACCAGTCGGAGTGCCAGTACCAACGGTCCAGGAAATCTCCAACGAGTCCCCAGGAGCGAAGCTAACCGGCGTAATGTCCTTATAGACAACCTTTCCGATGGCAGTCCCGGACGGAACCGTCAAAGTTCCCACAGCGGACTCATCAGTGGCCGACAGCGGAGTCGGACGCTTCTTGAAGATCACTGTGGGCGCCACCGAAGTGCCGCTCGCAGCTTCAGAAGTCAGGCAGAACGCCAGCCGGCGAACCACACACTGTCTGAAACAAATCAACTCACCGTGATCGCCACTAGACGCTCCGATGTCCACCTCACCCTGCACGACGACAGTAGCCGCCGCGAGCAGCGAAAGGGGCCTAAAAAACGCATCCGAACCGAACTGCTGAGTATAGCTCATTTTTCAAATCCTCCTATTAGGTTGAGGAGCCGGACCAAGAACCGGCCCCTCAATGTCCTTACGCGCTCGTGATATGAACGATGCGGGCTTCACCGGCATTCGCCGTATCCCACACCACACCAAAGTTCAGGATCCCGTACCAGGCAACAGCCTGTTTACGTCCGAAGTCTTCCGGAATGCCCCGGCGAAGTTCCGGATCCTGAGCCACGGCCATAACCGCAGCATCCTCACCGAACACAATGCCTTCACCCAGAACGCTTCCAGTACCCAGCGAACCGCTCAGCGCATTTCCATTTCCAACTTCAATGAACCGGATGTTCTCCAGCCGACCGATTTCGGAATTGTACTTAGCCGAAGGATCCGTGTACTTGTGCCAAGATTCCCAAGCCGGATCGCTCATCAAACCGCGCTTCGCCTTGGTCGCAATCAGCCCAATGTAGTCATCGCCTTCATACGGAGGCACATGCAGTGTTCCGAACATGTAATCGCGAATCTGCTCAACGTGATAAACATTGAGATTCACGGTCGCAGCCGTGGAAGCCGTACCGTCCGTATCGAAGGTCAGAGCCGAAACCCCAGTCGGGATCGCCTTCACCTTCACATCCGAAGAGGTCATGGCATCAGCCACAGCCTTGTCCATCACGAGGCGCATCTGCTTCATCAGCTCGCGCTGCACGATATTGTCCGGATCAAACTTTCCAAGATCCTGACTCAGGCTCGTGTAAGGAACCGCACGGCCCCACTCGCTCACAGTAATGGCCTTCGTGCTCAGCGTGATATTGTCTTCAGGAATCCGCTGAGACTCTGAAAGCACGCCCGAGGTAGGCTCGCTCATATTCGAAACACGAGTGATCGTGATCGACTCGCCCATCTTCTTGCCATAACCGTCTTCAGGGCTCACAAACTGCATGAACAGAGTCTCCGCGATAGCAGCACTCCGCAGTTTGGAACTCAGCGCATGGTTCTTATAGACGCCAGTAGGAGCGTCGAAACTCCACGAAAAACTCATCTTTGGTCCCCTTTCACGGACGCTCTATGCGTCACATTAAGCCCGTTTTCTACGCTTTGCCTGAAAACCCTTGAAAGCCGCGACAAACGTATCGTATGTCTCTGCCTTCGCTTGAGCCTTAGGGGGAGTCGGCCCGCTCGAACCCAGCGCATGCGCCGGACGCGAGGTCATAACTTGTGCCTGACCCTCAGTATTAGCGGAACCCCTGATAGACGCAAGCCTAGAACGCGTCTCTGCAGCAAGTAATTCACCCGCCTGCCCGACCGGAACGTTCGACCATTCCGGCATCTTCCGCGTCAAAATCATATCGACCACATCCTCACACCCAACCAAATCATCATTCTTTTCGTAGAAGCTCTTAAAGAACGCCGCCTTCCCCGCATCCTTCGCAGCCTCTCCGCGCACACTCCTACTAATCCTCTCCTCAAGCCGCTTCACAGCCTCCTGCGGATTAAGAATAAACTCCTCAGCCACCTGCGAGTAAAACGTCTTGTCCTCCTCGGACTGCGAGACACTTTCCTGCCCGCCCAACGTCTTCTGCTCAGGCACCACCTTGCCCAGCGACATGAGCTGCGCGTCAGCCATGATCGCCTTCTTCTCAAGCTCAAGCGCGTACTGTGCCAGCTCCTCAGGCGTCTGCACTTCCTTCGACAGCCCCCTATAAAACGGCTTCTTGGGCTCCTCCACCACTACGGGAGCTTCTTCCTTCTCCTCAATCACCTCGTCAAACGGATGAGCCTCTTCAGCCTCTTTCCGCGCCTCAGCCACAGCCTCAACCAACGTCTGCTCGCCTGCCAACTTCACATTCATCGAAAACTCCTTTCATCTGGGGGTAAATGACTCCTAAACACATCCTCAAGCGTCTCCAACACCACAAGCTTCGCCGTAATCCGCTCCCGGTTCTTATCCGGCTCGTTCATCCGGTACGACGCCAACAACTCCGACACCGTAGCAGCCTTCTGCTCCAGCATCACCTCGCGTATCGCCCAAAACGCACTCGTAATCGTCGGAGACCTCTTCGCCTTCACATCTCCAATCAGCTTCAACTCGCTCACCCAGCGCCTCCAAAACCCTGCGCGAACTGATCCCTCGGAACCTCAGGAGCCGCTGACTCCGGTTGCGTCGCAGCCATTTGCGTCATCTGACTCATCACGTCAGGCCCGCCTCCTTGCGGAACGGCTCCCTTCGCACCCATCTGATTCATCATCTCGTCCGACTGCTCCAGCTTGATCTTGTCCTCATCAATATCGAGCGACTTCATGATCTCGCCAAGCAGCTTCGCAAAGTCATACTTCCTCGAAAACTCGTCCGCCAGCGTCTGCACTCCCGCAATAGTCTGCAAAAACGACGTGAGCTTCCTGAAATCCTTTACCTTGTTCAACGTCTGCGTAATCCCGAACACCCTAAAATCATGCCCATCCACAGTCGAGGCAAACCGCTCCGTCGCCTTAATCCGCGACAACGCCTCGCCCCGCTCCTTGCCCAGAAGCGCCGCATACTCCGGCGAATCAAACGCCTCCGTATGCTGCATCATCACAGACCAAATCATCTCCAAAACCTTCTGCACAAACGCAGTCTCAACATTCTTCGACACGCCCGAAAACACACTATTAATACTCTGATCCGCCGCCACCACCTCGGTCGCCTTCACCGCCCTGGTCGGCATCACACCCATTCTCAAATCATTCGTCAGACTGGCCGCCGAAAACTCCGCATTCGTCAGATTCAGAACCTGCAACGCCTCCTGACTCAGCGTCCCTGTCGAAACTGTCTCCATCACCTTCTGTCCGGGAGGACAGCTCGGAGACGCCACCAACACCGTATTCGGCCCGATCCCGCCCGACACCTTCTCAGCATTCTCCAGCCACTGCGGCCTGATCTGCCTCACCCCGAACACACTCATGAGTCCGGAATCCAAAATCAAATTATAAAGCTCATTCTCCGCCTTATTCAGATGCGTCGGCGCGTCCATAAGCGCCCTGTGCCACACACTCCACGGCACCCGCACAATCGGCGCAACCACATACGGATACTTCTGATGCCAGAACGGATTAGGCCCGGGCTTCCTGATCACCCATGCATCATTCGCCACCGCACAAACACCATTCTCATACAGGACTTCGCCCTCCTCATTGACGAGCGTACCCCACATCTCCGTAATCCTGACCCGCATCCGAGCATCCGGAGCTGGCGCATCCTGGTCCGTCTCACGCTTCTTCTCCAGATCCTCGCGCTCTTTTACAAGCGACGCACCCAACGTCTCAATCAACTCCACATCATAGACATCAGGATTCTCTCTGGCCAACTTCCGCAACTGCCAAAAATCCATCTCAATATCTTCCAAAACATAAAGCCCTTCACCTGTAGGATCCGGCCTAAAATTCTCCGGCCTAATCAAGCACACGTCCGCCTGAAGCTCCGTCTTCACCCGACGCTCCAGCACATCCTCTTTCCCCACAAACGCCTTGAGCTTCTTCGCCCTATACTTCGCCTTCGGAACGCCCTTCACGCCCACCTTCGCAATCATAAGCGACGCCAACAACCCGCTCTTGATCGCATCCCCCACAAACGTATAAAAGTCACAATCACTCAGCCACTTGCCCATCAAGCGCCGTGCTTCACTGTCCGTAAACATCGGCGTCTCATTGCCCATCGAAGCACTTACACTGAACCAGTCGCCCATATCGACCAGTCCCTGCTGCATGAACGACGTGATCTGCTCGACCGCCATCATCTGCTTAGGCAAAAACTCCACGCTCTGCCCGGCCTGCTTGTGCGAAAAATCCTGCCTCAAATGGTAAAAATCAAAGTTCAGCTTGTTCTGTTCCAGCCGCGTAGTCGCAGCCGCATCAGCCTCCCTCCGATAATTCCCAACGATCCGGACAATGTCCTCATCCGAGTACGCCTCTTCCATAATCCCCTCGCGCTCGTCAGTAGCCATATCCAGACCCCTTTCCGCCGTAGCTTAACGACTTAACCTCGGACAGTCCACCCATCAGACCGCCCCGCCTCACGCACGCCGCCACATACTGAAGCGCATCATGCGGATGACTGTGCTCATCCTTGATCGGCCTCAACTTCGCCGGCTCCACATCTTTCGCCTTCTCCGGATACCTATAACCACCCGTAAAACCCCTAAACAACACCGGACACCCAGCTTCCCACAACTGAAAGCCCTCACCCGCCTTCGTCCGCTTAATCAAAAACGCCTCAACAGCCTTCTTCCGCGCCTCAAACGCCACAGGCCCCGCAATCGGCCTGAGTCCCTTCCCATCCAAGATCAGCGCACAAGTCCCCTCATCCGTATCCTTCCGAAATTCCCCGGCCGGATCAATAAAATCAAACCAATGCTTCCCCGCCACATTCCACGTCGGCCAAAGTTGCGCACACTGCCCCAGCACATACTCACTAAACCGCTCCGCACCCATGTTCATCGCGGTAAACTCCCGCAACACCACAAGCGTCTCCTCCTGCATCTGACACACCACACACGCCGGAGTCAGGCCAAAGTCCCACCCTCGCAACAACGGCAAGCCCGCCCACGGCTCAGGCTCCTTCTCCGTCAGATGCCTCCTCCTATCAAAGTCCCCGTACACCGGAAGCCCCGCAAAACTATCCCACTGCAGCTCATACTCCTGCTGAAACTGCGCCCTCGGCATCGCATTCTTGATCACCTCAATATACCCAGGCACCCGCTTCTTCGGATCCGCCGTATAATGAAGCTGAAACACCACAAACCTGTTCTTAGGATTACGCCAAATCTCCACGCCCGGTATCGGACAGATCCTCTGCTCAGCCATCGCCTTCCCCAAACGACTCCAACTGATCATGCACCAGATGGGCAAAAAACCCAGGAGCGGGAGAACTCACCAACACAAACCGTCCCCCACCTTCCAACGTCGGGAAACTCGCCGCATACATCTTCTGCGCATTGTCCCAGAACGCACACTCATCGCCCAAAATCCCCGTGAACGTAAACTGCCTCAACTGGTCCGCCCCACTCGCAAACCCACTGATCGACGACCCAATA